GCAATTGCTGTGCTGCGCCAAGCGACGGCGTTGTTTCCCAAGAGAAACAAAGCAAGCGATGGGCTTCTGCCCAGTGCTGCTCACATCAAAGCCAGTCCTGATTCAGACCATAACACTGGTCTAGCAGTAGATCTAACCCACGATCTTACTAATGGAATCGATTGTAAAGATATTTACAATCGACTTAAAGAAGACACTAGGGTTTCTTATTTAATATTTAATGGTCGCATTTGGTCTAAACAAAAAGGCGATAGAAAATATACTGGATATAACAAACACGAAAAGCATTTACATATTTCAATCAATGCTAAGTCGGCTAATGATACACGACCATGGTTCCCATGGTTCCCTCAACCAACAATTGTTAACCAAGTGAAGGCTGCTGTTCGCAATAAGCCAAAGAAGAAGTAGGAGATAAAGCGTGGCAACAACCAACAAATATCTTAAAGGCGATCTGCCTATTGCAATTAGCGTTAACATCCCTACCGCTTTGGTTAGATACCAACGTGAGGATTTTGCTGCTAGTTATGCTATAGGTAATACACCTTGGCTGTCTGCTGCCTCCGACAATAATCGTATTAGTCGTATTACTACGACATACCAGAAGGAACGTATTGACCAGAGCGCAACCGCTGGCGAGCAATCGTTATCTAACTGGTGGTTAAGATCTGCTACCTCATGGCACCATGGTGCGGGCGAAAGATTCTATGACGCTGAGTCATCTGATCTATTTAGATTCTATGAATCAAACAACGTAGATCCTTGGACTCTTGGTGAGCTTAAGTTATTACCAGCAACCACACAGTTAAGTACATCTGGTGCTACCCATCCAGCCACAGTATCTGGCGGTACATTTTTTATACAAGATGGTTTAGTTAAATTTTATGATGGAAGTACAACAATATCAACCTCTTTAGGAACATCAACCACTGCACAAACACTAACATCAGATGGAGTATTTGCAATAGTTGGTGCTAGTAATGGTATCTATCAGGTAAGCACAGCCTTGGCTGTGACTAAACTATGGAACAAACCAACCGCAGTAACAACACAAACCGTTCAAGCTATTGGTTACGTTAAAGATCGTATTGTTGCTGGTATTAGACATGATAATGATAATGTGCATTTATATGAATTATCTCGTAACCCAAGCTCACCGCCTGCCACTATGTCAAATAGCGAGAGCAGGTTTACTTACCCAAATACATCATTAGTATTTAATTCTATATCAGAGTTACCTGGTTCTATTACTGTTGGATACACCCAAGGTACTATATCTAAAGTTCAATCTTATACAGTTAGTTTAACATCACCATTAGCTGCAATCAATGATCCAATTATTATTGCTGAACTACCTAGAGGTGAAACACTAAACCAGATTCGTATTTATTTAAATGAGTTTGTTGTTCTTGCTACATCTAAAGGTATTCGTGTAGGAACCATATCTACGGATGGTGCATCATTTACATACGGACCACTTAACGTGGAAGGTAATGTATCTGATATAGCATTTGATCAATCATATGTATATGGAACTAGAGATTATCAAATCTCTGGATCTACTGGCTTATGGAGAATTAACTTAGGTCAAGCCGTAGGAAACGGCTATGCCTACGCATCTGACTTGGTTGTTGATAGTAGTTCAATAACTGGTGTTGCTTTCATTGGAACCAGTGGTCGTAAGTTTATTACGACAAGCACTGGTGTTTGGGTTGAATCCGCTACGGTTAAAGCTACATCTGGTTATTTAAAATCTGGTTGGATTAGATGGGGTACTAGCGAAAGAAAACAACCAGTATCTTTGTTGATCAATTCAGATCCAGACAGTAGTGGAACATTAGGATTTACTGTTGAGGATCAAGATGATCAACTTATAACTATTGGATCTACTCCATTAGGTATGAGTACTGAAATTACATTAGCTGGTTATGTACAACCAGCAGATCATTTTGAAATTACTTTTAACTTTAGTAGAAATTCATCCGATACTACTAAGTCACCTTTGCTTGAAGAGTGGCAGATCCGTGCACTACCTGCACCACAAAGATCTAGAACATTAACCATTCCATTGCTGTGCTATGAAGAGGAGCGTGACCCTAATGGAAACACAAACATATCAATCCCATGGGAAAGAATCTCATACCTTGAGCGTATTGAGCAGAATGGTGGAGCAGTCTTGTTCCAAGACTTTTCAAGTGGAGAAGAAAGAATCTGTGTTATCCGTGCTATTCAGTTTGAGCAAGCAGCACCTCCCTCTTTTGCGAGCGGGTTCGGTGGAATAGTAACTGTTCAGTTACAAACTATAGATACTGAGCAAGTAGTTTCTTAGTGGATACAAATAAATTATTAACACTTGTTGGACCAGATCAAAGAAGTGAGCTAGTTACGAAAGTTCGTATAGCTCTTAATGTTGCTGGAGATGACCTGCTTGATGCTCCCCTACAGGAAATGTTAAAAGGGTTGCAGCGTCGCTATGACATCCCAGCAGTCGGGTGCATCAATATAGCCACGCTGGATGCGCTCGCAGTTGCTCCACCAGAATGGTAGGGCTAAAAGGAGAGGGGGATCTTAATTGATCCCCCTCTTTTTTTATTTAATAAGCAGATTTATCTTTCTTTAAAATCCTTATAGCCCAATCCAAACCATGGTTGAACCCATCCATCCACTCTTTATCTTTATGATCATCAGGAAGATGCGTCTTCGCATCTTCTATTCGTTTAATAAACTCTTCCATATATCTTTCACGGCTCGCCTGAGCGAGCCTTTCCCTCCCACCACCCCTCCACCCTATACTAATATTGGTAAAAAACAAAGGCGTGTCGCTATCAAGTAATCTTGGTACTCGCTGGTATTATTCTACCATGAATGAACTTCCCCCTCATAGATCGTATAGCCAGTTATCCACTTGGCAATCCTGTCCTCAAAAATATTATCTAAGCAAAGTGGCTATGGTTCCAGAGAAACCTGCGGTATATCTTGCTGCTGGCTCTGCTGTCCACTCCATGTTGGAGTGGTTAAACCATGAGCTTTACAAGAAGCAACTTGACAATTGATCAGCGTGGTATACCAAGCAATGAGTGTATCAACTGTGGATCAAACATACAGGTTATCCGTGCCGTATTCGTTGACTATGAATTGGTTATGTGGTTTCTTGATTCCTTCTGTGCTGAGTGTGGCTCTCCTATGACAGCACCTACTCCTGTGGACAACCCAGATTTTAAAGAAGGCGACGATGACATCTATTGATTTGACACAGAAGTGGCTTGAGGTATTTAATGACGCCGTCAAGGAAGTCGAAGAGAAATCTGGCATTCCCTCGACAGAGTGGAAGACGGCTGGGCGTAAGACCACCTTGCGTCCAGACGGAGAAGATCTATCATTCTGGCAAAGTGATGGACTCAAACAGGTAGAGGCGTACCATAAATGGTACGAGTCATCTGGTTGGAAGATTGCTAAGATGCCCGATGGTCGTCCTGGAATTGAATGGGCTGCTGATGTTCACTTCGGGGGAACACCAGTTCGCTTTATTGTTGATGCGATCTACCAAGTAGGGGAAGACTTGGTAATTGTTGACTACAAGACAGGTTCCAGGACGCCATTTGGAATGATACAAGCAGGCTTATATGCATCTGGTATTGAAAAAGTTACAGGTGTACGTCCCAAGTGGGGCGCATTTTTTATGACTAGACAAGGTGCACTTGACGATCTTATAGATTTGTCGCACCTAACAATAGAATATTTTGATTATGTATTTGGTGCAATGAACCATTCGGTATTGAACGGATGGTTCCCACCATCCGTAGGTGATTCGTGTCGGATGTGTTCCTTCCAAGATAAATGCCCAGCAATGGGTAGTATAGATTTCCCACTGCAAGTACCAACAACCAAGGGAAAGAAAGGATGAACATAGATGACTGAATCTAAGTTCTCATACACAGGCAAGCTAAACAGCACAGACCTATTCACCGTCCGAGGTGATAGTCCTGAAGAGTTTGCTACCAACATGCAAGCAGCAGTGAGTGCAATCAAGGCTGCAACAGAACTACAGATCGCTTTAGGTGGTCGTGGTGGAATGACATCAATGGATAAAGCAGTACAAGCTTTAACCGATGGTGGATTAAATCCAACCGTAGTTAGTTCTGGTCCTACCTCTATCGAGGTAGTCAAAGATAAGTACAATAATGAGTGGACATATGGACACCCAGATGCTCCAGATCTACCAGATGGTCGTGGCAAATACGCCAAGAAGAAGGGCGTATCAAAGGCTGGCAAGAATTACGTGGGTTGGTTTGATCCTGCTAAAGGACCGAAGCCATTCACAGTAGGTGCAGTCGAAGCCGAAACAATCTGGACTAAGTAATCAATGCGTACCTTACTGCAAGTAGTTGGAGTCGAATCTCCAGCAGGGCATGCCCTACCTGAGATTCTTCCTCAACTTACTGGTAACCAAGTTGTATTCCGTCAAGCACAACTACACTTGGTAGCAGCACAACCAGGTGGTGGTAAGACCATGCTTGCTTTATGGTACGCAATTACATCTAAAACCCCAGCCCTTTATTTTTCAGCAGACTCTGACTCTCGGACGATTGCCCTTCGTGCAGGTGCGATCCTAATGGACAAGTCGGTAACTGATGTTGAAAGAATGATGGACTCGGAAGCATCCGTTCTCCTAGAAGATGCGCTGGCTGATGGTGCAGCACACGTTCGATTTAGTTTTGATCCGTCTCCTTCTTTGCAAGACATTGAAGAAGAGATCGAAGCTTGGATTGAATTGCACGGTGCTCCACCTTCAGCAATTTATATTGACAACCTAATGAATGTTGCTGCAGTCAGCGACAATGAATGGACAGCATTGCGTGATGCAATGTCAGCCTTCCACTACATGGCTAGAGAATATGAATCAGCATTCATAGTTCTGCACCATGTATCTGAGAACGAGAAGATGTCCAAGCCTAACTACCCAGCACCACGTAAAGCTTTAATGGGTAAGGTATCAGCCTTACCTGAACTAGTATTAAGTGTGGCGTTAGATGCTATTAGTAATGTGTATCGAGTTGCAGTTGTAAAGAATCGCCATGGTAAGGCAGATCCAACTGCAGAAAACTATGTAACTTTATCTGTTGAACCAAGTCATATGAGTTTATACAACTCACCTGCCGAACTACAAAGAGCAAGGACTATGCGACAATGGCAGTAATAGAATTAACTGAAGATGAAATCATGGATTCACTTAGGTTTATCCACAGGGTAAGACAGAACAAGAAGGAGTTCGATGTTACGGATCGTAAGTTTGATAAAAATAATTCCTCGTATTCCGTTAATCTTATGGGTAGGCTGGGTGAGGTGGCATGTGCTCGGCTCCTTGGGGTACCGACGGATGACTCGATTACGCCGAGCGGTGATAACGGACACGACTTACAGACGCTACTGGGAAGATCTGTACAGGTTAAGACGTCGACATTACCGCAATTAATATTTAATGCACCAGAATTATTTGTTTCAGATATAGCCGTACTTGTAAAATTTTCTGGGGATAAACAGCTCCCACATGTGGATAGTTTGTTTGATGTTATTGGTTGGACAACACGAGAAAATTTTCTTGCTAATCATTACCTACATGACTATGGTTACGGCACTCGATTAGTAATGGATGCTAATCAATTAGAACCAATAGAGGTACTGACCAATGAAATATCCAGACTTCACTAGTGCAACTTGTAATCAGATTGGTTTAGAATTTTTCTTTCCTGAAGAAAGAGGTAGTGGTCACAACCCAGAAGAAAGACTAGCAAAAAAGTTTTGTTCGGAATGTCCAGTGTTAAATGAGTGTGCAGAGTGGGGGATATTGCATGAGGTTTATGGTGTATGGGGTGGCTTATCGCCACAAGATCGCAACTCAATTAGAAAACAACGTGGCATCGTTGTTAAACAGATACTGGTGAGTGACTATGTCAACCCCAAGTAAACGTAAAGGCTCACAGTATGAGCGTGATGTAGCTAAGTGGTTAGTTGCCAATGGTTTCCCTTGTGCTGAGCGGGCGTATGGTGCTGGTCGTCATGATGATGTTGGCGATATTGATGGAATAGATGGCGTTGTAGTAGAATGTAAGAATGAAAAGAAGATAGATCTCTCTGGGTATCTGAAAGAGTTAGACAATGAAATGACTCATGCAGATGCCGAGACTGGCGTGGTGCTAGTAAAAAAGCGTGGCACTACAAATGTCTCAGAGTCGTATGCAGTAATGCCTGCGCAACTCTGGGTCGATCTGCTTAAACAGGCAGGTTACAATGGACATAGATAACAAGGTGACAGTTAGTTATCAACTGAAAAGAGGTAACTATGCGGTTGATTGCAATGACCGTAACAACGGCGACATTTATATTAATGTCACCAGCGGAAGCAAACTCACCGACACTAACCTTGGACAAGCGCATCATGTTGCTGGACAGGGAAGAAGCGATAGAGCTTGCGATAAGCACAGTAACAACGGACAAGAAAGAATCTGCTTGTGCAAAGAGGATTGCGTACAAGGAGAGCCGTTACCGCATCGACGCATACAACAAGTCGAGTGGAGCACAAGGAGCATGGCAACTACTGTGGGCAAAACCAGAGTGGT